CCCGCCGTATAACTAGTTCCACCACCACCACCACCAACCCCAGACCCGTTAAAGTATAGAGCGCCCGCAACATTATAAAGCTTATCCGTCGTGGTTGCTGGCGTATTACGTTGGAGTGTCACGCCCGTTGCAGCAGTTAACAACCCACTAACATTCGTAGCTCCACCAGCACCAATCGTCACCAGATTAGTTTCGGAGGCATCTTGAAATTCTGCTAGATTCGCCGTATGACTCGCTGTGGCCTGTACTATAAGGCCAACGGTGGCAGTACCACTCGGTTTAATCTCTATTGTCGCGTCAGGAGAAAGGTCTCCAGAACCTACAAGTCCAATAGCAAGTCTACGCGAGCCCATATCGCCAACGATAGTGTTTTCGATATTAAGTCGATTGCTAAAACCATCAAGTATACTAATTCCGGGACTTTCAGTCATTAATTCTATATTATTACTACCATCAGCTGAATATCCGGCGGAAACACCTAAATATATATTGTTGTCACTACCATTTAATGAGTTATATCCAGCATATTTCCCAATATAAACATTATCATCTCCGTCTGAGAGAGAACCAGCATAATATCCTACGCTAACACCGTATTTGCTCGACTGCGACTGACCAGCGCTTTCACCAATATGAATATCATTCCGACCGTCGCTCAAATATCCTGCTAAAAATCCAATATGAATATTAGAGCCCGGCGAGATACCAGAAGCCCCATAACCAGCCAACCTTCCAATTGAAATATCCTTATCACCATAAATGCTGCTCTGTAAAGAACCAGCGTTATTCCCTATGCTAACTCTTTGATCTCCTGTAGAATCTGTTCCAGCAGAAGTTCCAATGCTAATCGAATGTGTACCGCCAGAGTCTTCTCCAGCATCAGGTCCAAGCTTAATTGAGTAATCACCAGAACTTAAGACAAGCTGATTTAAAAATAAAGATGGATACGTTAAGAAGATACGAGCCGTACCGGCCAGATTTATTTTACTATCATCAGAATTAGAAGTTGATAAAATAGTATCTCGTGAAAAGGTATTTCCTACACTACTATAAGTGCCTTGTCCTATTTCAAAATTACTAGCTTCTTCTAAAACATAATAAGAATAATTACCACTTCCAATACCAGACAGGGCTACAAACCCAGCAGAGGCACCGCCCAAAGTAACAGTTCCAGAACCGGTTGTGCTAGTAGTTTCTTTTGCACGATCTAAGAATTTTATTTGCGGCATCTTCCCTCTTCCATTTGAAAAAGACTATGTAAACTAGCAAAATCAGTTTAGCCCGGATTGTCAGGATCTATAACTGGAGGAGGAGGAGGAACGTCTTTGCCCGCTTCCGATTTGGCCTGTTGCACTTCATACGCATGGGTATTATTCATTAAATAATCTCTGGTCATACGATTAGAAAACTGATCTGGAGTTTCTGGATTGGGAAGTTCTTCAGGATTGGTAACGGGATCTACCGGTTCGGCAGGATCCCAATTAGGATTACTAATCATCGCTTGATAGCCATAATTAGCACACATAGCGGTTATAACACGTCCTACGGACTCGTCAGCAATTTCTACACAAAAAGTGGCCATCTTAATCTCCTATAATAAAAAAATCCGGCGGCAGCAATACCTGCCACCACCGGATATCGAATGTTTGTCCAAAGTACAGTAAGCTTAAAAAGCCCCTAACAATACACGACGTGTATCGAGAGCCGCAAACCCATGCTCAGCCCAACCATAAAGACCCGCACGTCTTTGACGATGCAAAGTGTCATCTTCAAAAACTTCAACAGGAGCACGAACGGGCATCACAAAACTGTCACGATTGCTTAGATCGAGACCAACTACCAATTCCGTTTTGCTACCGGGGAAGGAGCCCGAAAGATCGACGGTATAAAAGTCTTGATACTCTTGACTTACTCCAAGCTCATCTAGCGTATGAAGGTTGACATTGAAAATTCGCGTAATCAAGCCACCATCGCCAACGATTAACTCACGTCGAGTAACTGGATCAACTTCATCAACACCCCAATTACGGATGTCTTCAATACCTTCTGGACTAAGGTATAGATCAGTCAACTGACCACGATCAATCGAAGTAGAATTACCACCACCATTGCGCCTCATAATAACCTTAAGAAGCGAAACAAGTCTCTTGCTAAACTGACCAGCGGAAGCGTCGGCGTCATAAATCATAACGTTACGATCAGCACCAGCAGAAATCAAGGTGTGCCATCCATCGTCATTAATCTTTTTGGTAAATTGACCTTGGAGGACATCCATCGCACGACCCACAACATCCCATCTTGCGTCACGAGCATACTTCAATAGCCAATCAATAGATGCACCAACATCATAAGTTGGAACCATAACATAATCGCCTTCCACATGCCGTTCTGGAATGCGACCGTGATTAGGAATTGTATAAGCTACAAATTCCTTTTCCGTGCCCGGTGCTAAGAAATCAAGCGGAAACTCAGATGTGGCACCCGGACCCAAACGAATGGGTTCAAAAATACCGTCAAGAATGTCACCGCTCATAACACCCTTGCGTAGAGGAAGTTCCAATGCTTTCGCCAGCTCGCGAGTTGCTGCCAGAGACTCCTCTCGATTCATCGAACCAGCTCTAGTAAGCAGCTCGTTCATTTCTGAAGTAGGTTCAAAATATTTTCTATGAGACATATGATCTCTCCTCTAGTATGTTAAATGAGTAATTTTACTGAATATTAATAGCAACTTTAGCAAATCCATCAGCGTCTTTCTTAGAAAGAAATCGACCGACCTGAATGGAAGTGGTAGCACCAGTAGTTAACGTACCGTCACTCATAAAGTGAGCAGCCGCACCCATGGTAATCGACCCGGAAATTTGGTCAGTTGTTACAGTACCAACACGCAACAATAATACCTTGCTACCCTGCTGAACTTCGTCTTTAGCAAAATTAAGATGCTGACGAGTAAGATCAAGATTTACAACATCATTCAATAATAGGCCAACAGGTTTCTCGGCTATAGCATTAGCCACTTGAACAGCAGCGGCGGAATCATCCATCGCGGCTCCTGAGCCCTGCGTAGCGGCAGTAACAATAACACCTCTCTCAGCCGTTTCATTCATGAAAAAGCTAAGATCGGTTAAGTGTTCATTTCTATCTGGTCTTAGTGCCATGCTTACTCTCCCGAATTAGAATTTTTAGTATTTATAATCACGGTTGATACCCAGTCTTGTAGACCGGCACGAACCACATCTATTCCATCGTCAGAGCCAACAATGGCATCGGATGCAACAGACAACGAAGAAGTCTCTTCTGCCTTAACGGTCTCTAAAACTTCTTCATCTACTTTAGCTTCAACCTCAACTTCTTCGTCAGCTGTTTCAACAGAAGAATCTGTCTCGTCATCATCGTCTTCGTCTTTTTTGTCCTTCTTGTTCTTCTTCCATTTATCAGAATAGTCTGCCAAAGTCTGAGTTACTATTCCAAACTGCTCATCACTGAGATCTGCAAAAATCTCAACCTTAGCATCTGCCTCTTCATCGGACAAACCGGCTTCAATCAGAGAGGCTTTTCTAGAACGAGCCTTCTCAGCAGCATCCATATCAGCAACATAAGACACCAACTTATCATGAGAAGCATTAATGACTTCAAACTTAGAAGTAAGCTCTTCAATGCTGGACGTAGAAGCCGCTAGCTCACTTGTTAAGCTTTTGATCTGTTCAGCAGAAGTCTTAAGTTGATTATTCAACTCTTCAATATTCTGCTCATACTTTTCAACATTAGCTTCAGCGAGCTTGTCAGCCAAAGTCGTATTCTCTGCTTGTGCAGATTCAAGACTTGCCTTTAGCTCGGCAATTTGATCGCTTAAAATTTCATTGGACATATCATAACTCTCCTGTGTATTCAGAATGTTAGGGTTATCTACTTTTAGTATTACACCATTTGGATTAAAAAGACTACTTTTAGAAGAAATGGAAGCCGTATTAAATTCAAATGTTTTGTTTTTATCAAAAATGATACTATCAGGATTGGCAGGCTTGTCTACAAAGCCCTTACCGCTAAAAGTAATATTTCGTAAAAGACGCCCCACTTGATGGTCCTGATAAGCACCCGTACCTCCATAAGACCGTAAATGTTGTGTTAAAAATGCGGTTTCGTCATTTCTAATTAAAATATGATTCTTGCCATCGGGAGCCACTACAGCATAATCAAATCCGCGAAACATACACTCCATTGATACATACTTATTTCCTGCCTCAATTTTTTCAATAAGGTCCAGCACACGGTGATGATAATCGGGATCTTGCCATTGCCGATATATAACCGACGACACTAATATATGATAGCGATCAGGAAGATCTTTAGATTCGGAATTTTCATCTATTAAATTAAAATTATCATCCACAGCCCAATTATCAATAATTCCACCAACAATTTGTTTTTCATCATGTTCTAGATTAGTGGGCTTATATTTAGGAGTGTCTTTCGATGCCCACACTTCATCCTTATCAAATACATCATCATTTTTATTCCACGAAGTACTAACTAAAATAGAATATACATGATAAATATCATCATCATCTTTAGCAGCTTTAACAAAATCAGGAAAGGCTGTGGGTGTAGCAGTAAGAGGGTCCGTTTGATAGTTTCCGTCACCTTTATGGGCCTCTTCTTTTATAGAACAGGCAATATCTTCATGACATTCTTGGTCTAATAAAATTGGTGTCTGGTATGCAATAGAGGCATTTGATTCAATAAGATGTTGCAGCCCTGCATCTTGCTCAGCTTTAAATACTGGTATTGTACTGCTCATAGAGTTTACCTATAGTTTATTAACAAAAACTAATATTCTACCATTTTTTCTATAAACACCTCTGCGGGAATAATAGTATATTTCACCCGTCATAAGGTCTTTATATGCAAACTTACCTTCGGCATTATAGTTTTCCGCATAGAAAGAGATGCGGACATTTCTAATCTCTTCAATACTTAATTTTCTATCTATATCAACTGTAGCATTAGCAATCCACTCCTCACATATTTCCAATACACCGTCTGGCAACTTTTCGTTTAATCCTGCCTGAATTGTATTGTGATCGACCTGTTGTAAATAATCTAGATTATATAAAACAGAAAATTTAATTTGTTCCGCCTGATTAAATTCTTGAGCAGTTAAGCTACGCATATTCTTTTTATTGAATTGTTTTAGTATTCCCACATTCAGAATGTCGGAAATTTTATTTTGAGCTTCTTTAGCCCATAGTTCAATAGCTGCTTTATTTTTTGGTTTAAATTCTTTTGTCTTTCTTTTTTCTATATCTCTAGAATTCTTAGGTCTTCCCGGCTCTCCGTTTTTAGGCTCTTCAGAAGGCACGGGATCATTAACAGGAACGCTATCTTCGGACACCTTTTCTTTAGGACGACGCATTTCTAACGCAGATTCGTCACCATTTTTATCCTGAAGCTCAACTCCCACCTGAGTGGGTGAAACCACACCAGTTTGTAAAGCAATTTTATCTAGACTATGTCCCTTATCCACAGAATGGTACGGACTAACCTTTTCCATTTTCTTAGTATTTCGACCTTTAGCTTCGGACATAACTCTTCTTTGCTCAATGTCTGGCTTAGCCTTAATATGCCGCTGTACAAATTCGTCACTAATAATATTGCGGTCAGCCATAGCCAGCAGTAAATTAGTCATTGCGGCAGGATCGTCTAGATACATAAAATCAAACTCAACTTGAGCAGGAAATCTAAAACCCATAGACTTTTGTACGATTTTTAACTGATGGTTCCAAAAGTTTAATACTATATTTCGAACATAGCTTAAACGTTCAGTTAAGGTTTTTAAAGAAATAAAATTATTAGTTGTGCCCGTTGCTCCAAATGTACCTGTTAATGTAGGAGGAATTCCTAAGCAAGCATAAATTGCCATAAGTGTAGGTCGATATTTTTCTTCACCCAAAAAGCGTTGTACGTCTGTGCCAGTTTCCAATAATTCAATGTCTGGACCCCACACTATATCTGTTGTACCACCACCAACATTGGCACCCAAAATAGATTGCAGTGTGGATGCAGCTGCGGGAGTAGGTGCGAGTTTATGTTCTAGGCTACCAAGTTTAAAAATACGAATTTTAGAAATAGCACCATCAAGCGCTGTTTTATCTGCCAACTTGAGTCGTTCGTAAAGAATGAGGTCATTAAAGCACGCATAGGTCATAGGGTCTGCCCATTCTTGCCAATCGTCTTTCTTATAAAAATAAACAAAGGTCTTATCGGGAGGAAGCAAGACGCCTTGATTACTATCAACAGCTTGCAGAATCTCAGGAGACAGCTGATTTAATAGGTCACTTTCAAGAGGGTTATTAGAATTACGTAACTTTCTGATAAGGTTAGCGATATGTCTGGGTAGCTTAATCATATATTTTCGCTCACCAGTAGCTAATGACGCAACAGGACCACCGACTAACTCTATTGTTAATGGATCAAGAAAAGAATACTGCCAAGGAAGCTCGCCTTTTGAAAAATCAGAAACTTTAATATCTGCGTTCATATCAGGAGAGGCAACTGATCGTTGCATTTCTAATCGCTTTTGCTTATTAATTTTGGCAGTACGCATTCTTATGGGAACGTTTGCCTCTCGAAACAACAGATTGCAAAGCCTTTCGGAAGTTTCTTTTCCTTTAACACGAGAGAACCATTCGTTATAAAACTTCTCAAGCCGCTTATTCTGATGAACTAAACGCACGCCTTGGCAAGCAAAGTCCCCCATAAGATCAATAGCATTACGAATCAACCCTATTCTTCTATAGGCTGCACGAGCAAAGGCAATAATATCTTTAGGATCTTCTGGTACTTTCTGATCAGGTCGAAAATAGTCATAATCTGAATTTCGCAACCCCGGTTTACCACTTAACGAAGTGGTTAAATCAGAAAAGTCTCTCGTTCGAGAACTTTGGGAGGCACTGGCAGATTCTTGAATAGCGCTAGTATATATCTCTAGCGACTCATCTCTTTCAGCCTTTGTGCCATCCCAGCTTACATAAGCAGGACCATCAGCCGGAAAATTTACCTTAGCATTTGGAGATTGTTTTTTAGCCACTGTAACTTCCTATGAAAACAATAGTAATTGAATACAAATCAATACCTATTAAGTATTACACCATTTTTTTTAATTACGTCGAATTCCAAAACAAGTATTTTGACTTATATTCGAAGCCCACTCCTGACCCAGATACATCTTATTAGAAGGGCTAGTGTCAAAGACATCGGAAGATATAACGGTTCCAATATTATTGTACATCGGGGCGGGAATTCCCCTCTGAAGTTCTCTAGCTAACATATTTGCAATAACCAAGGCACTATACCTGTCCTTGCGCATACGCCCCTTTTTGCCAATGTCTGTCTTAATTTCTGGAGTATCAAATCTTTCTCTACCTCCAGCTGTTACCGACACAACCACGGTAACTAGCTCATCTTTAAGTTCTTCTACTTCCATTACAGCATCTTCTAAGGTATCATATAGTCTCAAAGCATTAGATTCTCCAACCTTATCTCTTAGCTGTTTAAACGAAATTTTATCCTTTTCACTCATTAAGCTTAGACTTAACGTATCAAATCGTGGAAACAACAGCACCTTATCTTCCATGTCTTTTCTGAGTCCATGATTAGCTTGAGAAGTCCATTCTGCTTTAGCAAAATTAATAAGTTCAATAACATGGTCGCCTGCAAGTCTATCGGTATCTTTTTCTTTTTTCTCTTCTATAATAGGAAGAATTGGTCGTTCTCCTGTAAACATTTTATCACTATCCCGCAACCCCTCCGCAATAGCATAACCGCCACCCTGTGAATCTATACCAATTCTAACACATGGAAACGCTTTATATAGTTCTCTAATCTTTCTACAACAGAAACTATAATAATCATTCTCTTCAGTCAAGCCGATACGTTTCCGGCTCTGAAAGTCCTTTTTATTAGTAGTCCACGTATAAACCACCCTATGATGCTCAGGATGTATTTCAATCATAACAAGAGCAAAATTATCTTGTTCGGATGCGGGATCAATACCGATTACATAATTTAAATCTGGATTGCCTCTGGTCATAGGGTCAAAAGGCGCGGAACACCAAGTACACCAGCCAGCAACAGAACAATTGCGATCATGAGCAACACAGCCTTCAATTAAGCTTCGTTTAAAGAATCCCTGACTATCAGAAGTAAAACAGGCCCCATACTCCATCTGGTAAATACCATTGTGCATCGTGGCTCTAGATCGCGCAACTTGCTGATCGTCCATAAATCCTTCAGGAATAAGCTCATAAGGGATACGTACAATAGAAAACGATTTCCAATCTAAACGTTTCATATATTCAGGAACCTTCTCTAATTCATCCCCCGCATCTTCTGCTGCTTGCTTAAAATCGCCTTTTGTCTTAATAGTCGATTTATACTTTTTCCAATAAGAAGCAAAATGTTGAAATCCATAACCACAAGTTCCTGCTATAATAGACTGATTTGTTTGCCGATCTTTATAATCAATTTCCATTTCCTCATTCCATTTGCCCGAATCCTGCAACAGTTTTCTTTTAGCTGCTTGTTTCACATTATAAGTAGGATTAGCTGACACGGCTGTAAAACCAGCCACAACAGTTTCATAAATATCTACAGGAATGCTATTAAATTCATCAGCAATAATAGTATGTGCTCTCAAACCCCTAATCTTAGTGCCATCACCCAAAGGAACCGCTATAGCCCAACTATCATTCACCCTCATAGTACATCTGTCTACATCTCGACGTGGGCCACTATTGTCAGTGCATATGCTTCGTAAAATAGGTGCCCCTCTCCATATAGTATCCATATATTCAAAAATAACTTTACTTTGCCTAAACGCTGCTCCCACTATAACAATTTTTGTTCCGGGAATTAACGTACACTTTAAAAGTCCATACACTGCTAATAAATACGACTTGCCAAATCCACGACTAGCAATATACATAGGAAAAGCACGATTCCAAAGCTCCTTCAAGATTGCTACCTGTTCAGGAAGAAGCTCTACATTCAGTAGCTTTTTCACAGTCCATTGAAAATATTTAGGCTGCTTCATCAGCCTCAATACATGTAGATGTAAATGATCTAGTTCTTTTTGGGTTAGATCAATGAGAGGATTTTTAATGTTCTTTAGATCCGAATTAGCAATGGTCAGCCAAGCGTGTTCAGGATGTTCTACATTATAAGTCATTAACATATCTCATTATTCTAAAAGCTATCTCTTCCGCTCTTTTCTTATCGTCACAAGCCATAACATGAATACCAAAGTTGATTTGGGCCGCAATCAATGTGCGCATAATATATGAGCTAGTAATACGCAAGTCTTTCCATTTTTTATTTGGAATACCAGTTCCCACTGGATATCTGTCTATATGATGCCATCCAAACTCCAACAATAAAAATGCATGAGGAAACGATGCCATCGCTTCTAATTCTTTTAAAAATCGTTTTTCCCCACAGTTCCCAGCAAGTTCAGATACCGACTCCTTCCTTTCTATACACAATATATGTTCCTTATCTTTTATGCTATAGTCACCAATGTCTAACTTGACAGACTCTGTTCCCATACAATATGCATTTTCTTCAAACCACCATCCATGTCCTTTTTTTTCTCTAGTGTCTCGTATAATTGTAAATTTACTCACTGTCTTGCGCCCCACTCTAATAACTTAAAGAAAAACACCTCATAGTTTTCTTCTTGCCCCTTAATTTTTTTATGACAAGATCGACACAGAGTAATGCCGTTATTAATAGAATAATGAAGAGCCGGATGGCTCCCCCATTTTTTAATATGATGTACTTCTAGTTTCTTCCTAGAGTTACAACCGGGCCATCGACACTTATTGTGATCGCGATGACGAATATCTTTGCGCCATTTAGCATAGGCAGGATCATTCCAATTTCTGTGTCTCATTTATATCGTTGTCCACCATTAGTTTGATTAATTCTTCAAATGTGATTTTAGGTTCCCACCCTAGTTCATCTTTAGCCTTTTGTGAAAAGCCTAATAGATACTCAACTTCTGCTGGTCTATAAAAACGGGGATCGATAACAATATACTTATTCCAATCATATATAGAAATATGACTAAAGGCGGTATCTAACAAGTCTCTAATGGTACGTGTTTTGCCAGTGGCAACAACATAGTCCGATGGGCGGGCCTGTTGCATTATTAAATACATAGCTTCAACATAGTCTTTAGCATGTCCCCAATCGCGAAGGGTGTCAAGATTACCTAAACGAAGCTTTGGAAATTGGAACCCTTGACCTTTAGATGTTCTTCCCGGAATATAAATTTCATCTGTGTCAAATACTAAATCATCATAAGGAATGTTGTGCCTGTCAACCCAAACAGAGAATTCCCCAATCCACTTAGTAATTTTTCGCGTAACAAAATTTTCTCCACGCCTTTCGCTTTCATGATTAAATAAAATTCCACAACATCCAAAAATGTTATAAGCTTCTCTATAAACGTTCACAAGATGGTGAGCAGCCATTTTGGCTATAGCATAAGGAGACTGAGGCTGAAAGGGTGTTTGCTCATCTTGATATTTGACTTCAACTGTTTCACCATCATAAACGTCGGGTGACTCACTATAGTTTTTACCAAACATCTCACTCGTTGAAGCTTGGTAAAATTTGGATGTGGGTGAGAAACGTCGAATAGCTTCTAAAAAATATAAGGGTCCAAGAGCATTTGTCTGAAATGTAAAATCAGGCTGATCAAAGGATGTGCCTACATGAGACTGCGCCGCTAGATTATAAATTTCATCCGGTTTGTATTTATTAACGATGTCATATATACAGCCCGAATCTGATATCTCCCCTTCTACAATAGTAAATTTAGGATGATTCAGACACGACGAAAGTCGCATAAGATTGTTGGTACTTGTACGACGCTTTAGACCTATTATCTCATAACCTTTTTCCAACAATAACTCTGCCAAATAAGAACCGTCTTGTCCTGTAATGCCGGTTATTAAAGCCGATTTCATAGCTCTCCTTCCCATTTGCCACTTTTGGACATATTATCCTTTGCCCATAGGGGTTGTAAGTTTGTATACCGCCATGCTTCATGGATCATGTTTTCATATTCTTCAGAGCCTTCTTTAAATTGATCAAAATCAAATGAGCATAAAGGTCGAATGTGATCCACATGCCATTTACCGTAATTCTCTCGCGTCATTCCATCTGTAAACTTAGATTCGAGATATTTCCAGAGTTCTGGTTTGTCCATTCCGACATATTCTAAAGTATGAGATTGTTTTGATTTTCCAGTTAAACATTGCCACAATCCATTTTGTAAATTACAATGTAGTCTATAAGTAGGATCGTTACGTTTCCTATTCCTTGTGTAGTGAGGATTCTCTGCACGCCATTTCTTCATGTTGGCATTCGCCTTCTCACGATTCTCTTTATAGTATATTTTATTACTGTCAGGATTCGCTTCACGCCATTTTTTCTGTCCAACAAGAATCTTCTCACGATTCGCTTCACGATATTTTTTCTGTGATGCTTTCTCACTAGCACGAAACTTCTCAGGATTCTCTTTACGCCATTTTATGACTCTGGCAAGCGACTTCTCACGATTCGCTTCACGATATTTTTTACTACTCGCACGGCTCTTCTCAAGATTGTTTTCACGCCATTTTTTCTTTCCAGCAAGCAGGTTCTCACGATTCTCTTTACGATATTTTTGAACGTGTTTGTTCCTACAGATCTTACACCTAGTGTGAAGTGTCGAATGTTTATGTCTATGAAAA